AATTGCTATATTTTGTCCACCAGTAGTTAAATTATCAGCTGCATCATGCCCTATAGCTATATTATCACTACCAGTAGTTACAGCCTCTCCAGCAGCTTGTCCTAATAAACCTAATTGATAAGCAGGATAACCAAGTTCTCTTTCAAACTCACCACGTTGTGCTTGCAATCTAGCTTGTTCTAAGGCTTGTTGTTGACCACCAATACCACCTAGTAAACCTAAAGCTTTGTATTGCTCGCCTAATTGTCCACCTAATAAACCAGCTTGTTGCGCTCTAGCTCTTAATTCTAATTCTGGTGCAAACTTAGCCATTTCTTGCCTACGTCTAGCATCAGCTTCTGCCATAGTTGCTGCTTGACCAAAACCAGCTGAACGTAAACCTGCAATCGTTTGTGCAGCTTCTTCAGCAAATGGTCGAGTTGCTTCACTTTCTATTAAAGCTGATCTTGAACCACCAAAAGCACCACTTCTAATAGCGCGATCTTGCGCTCTTTGTTGTGCTAAATCTTGTCGTCTTTGTATGTCTGCTAAAGCTGGATCAATAACGCCTTGAATATATGGATCTTCATATTGTGAAATATCAGTATCAAGGATGGATGCGGCAGCTCCAGATACAGGAGAAATTGTAGGGGAGGGTGCTGCCGCAAGTCTTGCTAATTCTTGTCTTGGGTCAAGGCCCATAGTTTCACCAAACAAACCTCTAGTAGCTTGCATAGCTTGTAACTGGTCTGGACTAAAGCCAGCAACCATTTCACCAGTGTACGGAGTAAATGGTAAGTCAGCCGCAGCTAAACCCCTGGTTGACATATCTTTATATAGGTCTTGTAAATAACCAGGTACGTTAGCTTCTTGTGTTGTTGTGGTTTTGCCTTTACTCATAATTCTTTTCTAATTAAATATTCTTGTTCAAACCCTAGATGTTTTATTTTACGAATCCAACCTTTTCTGCCACCACCATATAATCTTTTGATTCCAGCGTTTTTAGCAAAAATTTCTATAGATTCTAATATTTCCTCTATTTCTTTATAATTACCACCACAAAACAATAAGTTCATGGCTTTATTTTGTGGAAAAATAATGATTTCAGTTACAAAAGCTGATTCTTTACCTGGCCACAAATGGAATAATCCATGTCTTATTTTATCTTCTATATCGTCAATTGTATAGGAATCTTGATGTTTAACTGCTTTCTCTATAAAGGGCTTGCATCTTTCCCATTCATATTCCCATTCTGCTTTGCTAATCACCTTTTGCATATTCAGTTAAACTAGCTACTACCATGATTTTATTAGCATCAGCAGCAGTAACTTTTAATATTTCTCCAGCTTGTAAAACTAAATCTCTACTTAATAATTCTTGAGTAGTATCAGCTTGAATAACAAAACCATCATACAAATGAAAAACATTACTGCTTGAATCAGTTAAACCAACATTTATATTGGTTTGTCCAGAATGATTGTTATTAACTAAAATAGATTCAATAACAGCAAAATCAAAATCTGTACCTGCTGGTGCAGTATATAAAGTTGTTGCATTAGTTGTTGTTAAACTAATTTTAGCGTTAGTAACTCTTTGTATATATTGCGTTTTACTAGCAGGATCTATCATCTTCGACCTCTAGCTTTAACGTCTAATCTAATATTACCAACTTGGAAATCTTGAGTTAATGAACCTTCAACTTTCATTTGTACTTGTCGTGCTGAAAATCTAGCATCTATATAGCCATCACTCTCAAAAGTAAAACTACCAAAATCTGTAGTTGCTCCTAATGGGGTGAATTTACCGCTAAAGTTTAAAGTTACACCAGGTAGAGTAGTTGTTTCTTCATCAGGTAAAATTTGATTAACTTGAGCTACACGATCACCATTGCTTATTTCTAATGGGCCTGTTATGCAAAAAGGTTTTCTAGAACCTATACCTGGTGAATTAAATAATGCTCTTTTGTCGTGTTCGTAAACAAAACCATCAACATCACACGCAATTGGATTATTAAATACCCCTTGGTCTATCCAAGAACTTCTATTTAATGAGCCAATTGACCATGAATTGTCTAAGTAATTCCAAATAATATATTTATTAGGTGAGAACTGATCTACGTCACCAACAGGAAAAAACCACCAAATTTCATTGTAATCTATGTTATGTGCGCCAAAGGTACTTTGCTGAGTGTTTTGTTGTAAATTGTCAAAAATATAATCATGCACATCAGATTTTAATTCTTTAACAATGCCATTATATGTAAAGAAAGAATTTTCACTAATCCATGATAAAAAGTCACCAGATGAAACAATTGACCTAGAACTAATTGCTTTACAATTTGTTCCAGCATCTTGAATACCATATACAAATGGATTACCAACATAAGATAATTTATTAATCCCAACATCAGTAAATATAATAATATCGTTTTTGTATTTAACAGCGTAATTAGCTTTACCACCTGTCGGTATTTGTAAATCACCAGCAGAGTTAATTGCTGAAGCTGTCCAATTCGTATTGTTTTCTCGTTCTGACCAAGCTATTTTTCTTGGATCACCGCCAGCACCAATAGCAATTAAATGTCTTTCATTACTAACAATAACTGCTTGACAGCCAGTTGGTGCATTAGTAATTGCAGTAGCTATAGTATCTGGACTACCAGATCCAGCATCAGGTCGCCATTGATAAATTTTGCCATCACCAGCAAAACAAAATACTAAGTGTTCACCCCAGTTATCAAAAGAAAAAGATTTAGTATCAAAGTTTAATGCAGAGGTGCTTCTTTCATCACCATAATCTTCAACACCATAGTGATAAGCACCATAACCTGTAGAAGTTATAACATCGTCACCTGAAAATCCAGCTGGTGTTATGTCATACCAAACATCATTATAAAAAACATTAACACCACTTCTTGTCCCAATTGCTAGAATTTCTTCGCCATTATTAGCTTTATAAGAATACATACCAATTGGTGTTGCTGGTTGAATAACCCTAGATGATGATGAGGTTGCAGCTGATGTTCCAGAGCCAGTAGTAGCGACAGTAAATGTCGTAGTCGATGGCACACTAGCAATCGTAAATGTTGCATTTATTTCAGTAGCAGTAATGCCACCTGTTGCAGCAAAACCTTCTAACACAATAGTATTACCAACAGCTAAACCATGTGCAACTGTAGTAGTAATTGTAATGTTTGCGCTTGATGATGCAGTAGTTACTGTACCAACAAAAAAAGTACCAATAGGTTTTTCACGAAAGTATGTCCAACCACCTAAAGGTTTTAAATAACCATTTTCAAAACGAACTAAATCGCCATCTACCCAACGACCTTTGTTTGCGTAATCTGTGCCATTTTTTATGATTCCTGCTGGCGGTGTTATTGGTAGTAAAGCCATAGCTTATCTCTAAAATTAAGCCGTTCTTTTCCACATATAAACGACTATGTAAGGTTGTAAAATATTGTGCGCTCCGCCACCACCTGTGTTAGCTGAACTTGAAGTAGTGCTAACTGTTATACCAGTAGTTGCAGTATTTGTACTAGCAAGTGAAGTTTGCGTGTTACCATCTAAAGGATTTTGGTCAGGCATAGGAGTACCTGTACCACTTCCTATTGGAAAAGTATGACTATGACCAGAATCAGTAACACTACTGGTACTGGTAATTACGTGATTGTGAGCAGGCATTTCAGCAATGCTTAAAGTGTGAGTTTTTGCACCACCTGTTTCTTCAACAGTATCAAAGCTTGAATCAGAGCTATCTAAACCAACCATTACTTTACCAGCGCCAAAAGCCGCCCAAGTACCAAAACCTAGTAATGTTGCAGGGTTTGTACTAACCGCAGCGTTGGTATAAATAGATCCTACTGGATATATTTTTTCAAATATATTTGTACCATTTAATTGAAATTGTCCACCAGTCGTATTGATGTTGCCTGATGCAGTAACAGTAGTAAAAGTTCCAGCGGCAGCTGTCGAAGCACCAATTACAGTACCATCTATATTTCCACCTTCACAATCTAATGTGCCACCAACTGTTAAAGTTTTACCAGAGCCAACATTAAGGCCTACGCTTGTACCTGTGCCATTAGCAACAAAAATACCATCAACGGTATCTAAGTCAGCGTTTATTTTTCCACCCCAGGTTGATGTACTTGCGCCAACTTCAGGTTTAGTTAAATTTAGATTAGTAGTAAATGTATCTGCCATAATAGTAAATTATATATTATTCTTTTGTCCAATTAAGAATATTTTGTTTTATTTCATTGTATTTTACTGGATTTGTATATTTAAGCGTCATGCCTAAACATAAAATCACAAAACCTAAAATCAAAAGATAATCCATTATTCACCTATTGTTTTAGTTTCAGAAGTAGGGTTTTTTTGATCTTCTATCTGAGTATCTAAGTTAGCTTCTAATTCAGCTACTGCTTCTTCACCCATAGCATCTATAACCCATGCTTGTACTTCTTCAGTGGTTACTTTATCAAAGTCAATAAAGCTACCAAGTTCGTCAGTATTTAAAGTTTGTGTACCATAACTAGAAGCTGAATAATCTTCTTCTGTTTTAGCTACACGCCAGTGTACGTTGTAGATCACATTGCTATGATCTTCTTTTGTAGGGTACACATCTACAGTTTTTACATCCCATTCCATTTTATTTACCTCGTAAGTTATTTATTTGTGTTTGTAAATCTTCTATTAATTCTTGTTGAGTTTGCATCTGTTCCTGTTGTTCTTTCATACCTGCGACTAAATGCACTACCAGTTTACTGTAATCCATTGAGTACATATCTCCTTCAGAACCTACTACTGCATTAGGTACTAGCTCTTTAACTTCTTGAGCTATTAAACCTTCATCAGCTTTTCCGTCAGCTTTCCAATTATAAGCTACTGGATTAAGTTCATTAATAACTTCTAAACCTCTAGCTGTACCTGTAACATCTTTAAGTCTAGCATCTGAGGAAGTGTTAAAAGCTGTTGCTGTATTTGTGTAAGTTATACTTCCA